TCTCTGGCCACGGCGATCTGGCCACGGGCGGCGTGATACTCATCGCTGCTCAGGCCCGCCTCCATGTTGGCGTGGGCGGTGGCGATGACCGCCTTCAACTTGTGCTTCATCAGCAGCCAGTCCTGCCCTGCTTTATTGACCTTCATTGGCTAACGAAGCCTCCGCTGCCCTGTGGCTCTTCGCCCCGCGCCCGCGCTTCGTCGGCGACCGCGTCTTCCATTGCCGCCTCGGCTTTCAGCACCCGCTCCTTGTGGCCAATGTCCATGCCCTTGAGGCCAAGCCGCGTCTTCAGTTCCTCGATCTTGATGTCGTAGTGCTGCGCGGTTTGCAGCAACTCGGTCTGGCGCTGCATCTCGGCCACCTGCAAGCGGGCTTGGCTGTCGATCTTGGCCGCTTCGAGCCGGGTTTGGGCGGCGATCACGGTCGGGTTCTGCATCGGGTCTGGGGCGGCGGCTTCCTGCGCCTGCTGCTGCGCTGCCGCGTCGGCGGCCACTGCCGCGTCAAATTCTTCCTTGGAGACCAGCACCGTGGTCGGCTGGATCATCGAGCTACGGACGCTCTCGTTGATCGTCTCGTAGGTCTTGATCGCTTTCGACAGCACCGGGTGGCTCGACCAGTTCTGGGCCATGTTGAGCAGCATCTGCGCCTGAAGCTCACGCTGGAGCAGGGACGAGGAGCCACGGGCATCGACCTTCATGTCGCCCTTGATGTCCTCGCGGCTGTTGTGCTGCATATTCCAGTCGTAGAGGCGGCGGATGCTGGGGGTGGTGATGCCGTCGTCAAAGTTTTTGACGACCCGCCGGAACGTAATGTTGCTGGCCATGGACATGAAGTTTGTGGCCGTTGCCGTTATGTTGGGATTGTCGGTAAGCTCGCCCTCGGCCTGAACCGGCAATGCCGTCTCATCGTCGATGAAGCGGCGGGAGACTTCGACGAGGTTCATGATCTCGGCGACGTTGTTTTCGATGGCCTTGGTTTCCAGCACGGTCCCGCCCGCGAGGCCCGCGCCCTTCTTCTTGTACCACACCTTGCGCGGCGTCAGCACCCAGCTTCGGTTGGCTGGCTCGACCATGTCACGGTCGATAAAAATCTGCGGCCCAACACTTAGGGCCGCATTATCGAGAGCCATGCGCCACGCACCGTTCATCGACTTCTGGCTGTCGGCCATGATCTCGGGGATGCCGTAGCCAAAGATGCTGCCCTCGCTCTCCTCGAAGGTGAACAGCGAGTAGAGGCTTTCGCCGCTGTCGAGCGGATAGCACGGCGCCAGCTTGAGGATTTTGCCCTCGCACAAATAGCAGATGACCTTGACCTCGTTGAGCGGGTCATTCTCCGTCTCGACGGCGATGGCCTCTTCCTCGCGGTCCAGCGCACGCAGCACCGTGGCCACGTCCTCGTTGGTCAGCGGGCCATGATATTCCCAGCCGACAAAGCGGTCGCGGATGACATCGGTGGCCCCGGTGATGGCGCGCAAATTGACGAGATAGTTCATGCTGCTGTCGTTCAGCACTTGGCCGATGGTGCGCTCTTCGATGATCGCTCGCACGGCGTCCTTGGAAAAGCCGCGCTCCTTGGCCAGCCGCCTGAGGTCTTTGCCGCTCCACAGGTGGCGTTCGAATTCAAACTCCCTGTCTTCCGGCCTTATCGCGCTCATGTCGGGGAAGTAGCTCCACGGGTCCACCCACTTGTAGATCGGCGCCGGGTCTTCCTCCCGCTGGTAGACGTATTCATCGTCGAGCTTGATCCAGTGGCCACGCAAATTGTCCCCGGCCAACGGGCCTTTGACGATGCCGGTGCCGAGACGAACGCTGTCGCGGATGGCCAGCCTGCACTCCGCTGCGTACTCGCACTCGACTAACTGGTCCTGCATCTCGCGCCGCATGGCCTCGCCGCGCTTCTGCGCCTCGCCTAGTTCTTGTCGCGCCTTCCCGGCAACGTCGAGAGCAGTTTGAGCGCCTGCTGCTGCAACTTGCGCGCCCGCTTCTGTAGGCGCTTGATTAGCTTGTTCGACCATTTGCTCGGCTTGGGCGAGCGCTTCTTTGGCTGTTTCATGGAGTGTTGGCACCGGGGTTGGCGTGATGTCCCAGTTCTCCTCGTCTGTGGGAAACAGCAACGCCGATAACCGTGCCTCCCAGCTATTGGATTTCTTGCGGGTGATCTTGACGAAGGCGCGGCTCTTGGTGCTTTCGGTCAACTGGCTTTCGGTCTTCTCGTCGTAGCGCCCGTGGAACGCCCGCATATTGGCCAGCCAGCGGGTTTCGACGTGGCCTTTGCGGGTGACTTGATCCTTGGCCAGCGCTTCGAGCCGGTCAACGATACTGCCCAGCTTGTCCTGAATTTCAGTTTCAGTAGGACCGCTCGGCGGTTCTTCTGCCAGCATCGGAGCCGTGGCCATGGGTCTATCTTCCTAACAGGCCGGGGCGCCTTTGGTTGAACATCGGCATCGCTCTTTGCGAGACGTATTGCTGCAACTGCTGCTCGCGGGCAATCTGATCGTCGGGCGGCGGACCAGCCGCCTGCTGCTCGGCAAGCATCTGCGCCCGCTGGGCGGCAACCATCCGCGCTTGCTCCGCTGCCTGCCTGCCCATCACCGCGCCGCCGACCTTGGCCGCCATCTGGCGCGTGGCTGGGTTGGCCAGCACCTCTTTCACCGCCTGCTGACGGCCAGCGGGAAGGGCAGGCGTCTGCTCTCGCTGGGCTATGAGCGCCTGCATTGCGGCATCGCGTGGGTCCGGGGGCGCGGGTGCGCCTGCGGGCGCTCCGCCACCAAACTCGCTGAGGTCTCTGGCCACGGGAACGACACCTGCCGCGTCGAAGGCAGGCGGCGCTGGCTTGATCAAGGCGCCCGGCGGCGGTCCCATTGGCCGCTGCACCGGGACGATGCCCGCTTTGCTGAAGGCTGGCGGTTGGTACTGCTGGACCACCTGTTTCTTGAGTTGATTGGCGGCGTTCGTGAAGCTGGTTGGCATGGTCAATATCCTGCTACAGGATCGGCACCGTCCATCGGCACCGCGATGTCGTCAAAACCCGGTTGCTTGGCCACCGTCCGCCCAGAGCGGACCAGATAGCGCATAACATCCATCAAGTGGTCATGCTTTTTTACGATACGCCCATTCTCGTCGCGGCGGTAGAGGCGGTATTCGTTGAAGAAGTTGAGCAGGTGGCTCATCACCTTCAATCTGCCGGTCGAGAGCGCTGCCCACGTATCGTAGAGGCCCGCGTCCACCGCATTGTCGGCCATGCTGAGGTTGAGGCCAAGCTGGCGGTAGAGGTCAAACAGCTTCTCGCCATCGCGCTGGGACGAGCCGTGCGCGGCTGGATCGCAAACCCCGCTCATCCAGTCGCCACGGGCCTTGATCGCTTCGGCGTGGACCGCCGGTTCGGCAATCCCCCGGTAATGCTCGGCATAGAGGTACTGGATGCCCGTGCTGGGGTCCCATGCCGACCACAGCGCTGCCGTCCGGTTCCAGCCCACGTCGAGGCCATAGCAGCGTGGCCACCACACCGGGATCGGGAAGTAGGCGACCGCGATGTCGCTTTCGGGGATGGGATAGATGGCGCCTGAGCCAAGGCTTGGGATGCCCTTGCTGCGGGCGTCCCGCAGATACGGCGGGATGCTTTCCAGCAGGTCCTGCTTGGCCTCCGGCGAGAGATGGGGCGCGTCTTCCCAGCCCGCCGTCACCAGATATTTGCTGTTGGTGATCTCGGGCATTATTTCTTTTTCGCCTTCCGCGCTTTGCGCTGGATGTCGTAGGCGATAGCAACCGCCTGCTTTTGGTCATAGCCCTCTTTGACCAGCCGCTTGACGTTCTCGCTGAACGCGCTCTTGGACTTGCCCTTCACCAGCGGCATGGCTCGCTCCTCAGAAGGTTGATGTGACGATGGCCAATCCGAAAATCAGGATGACCACGATCAACGCGCCGATGACGATGCACGGGCCGGTGCGGATGGCTCGCTTGGCATCGCGTTCAAACTCTGGGTCCATGGCCATTCACCCAAAAATGAAAATTGCAATGATGGCCACCACCACCACGATAAGGATCGCACGCGGGGCCATGATGATCGCCCGGCTGAGGGCGCGAGAAAGCGGGCGATTTTTCACCGCGCCTCCAACTCTTCGACCCGCTTCGTCAGCGTCTTGACCGCCTCGATCAGCACCGCGCACAGCCTGCCGTAATCGACGGCGAGGAAATCGTCTTCGTCCTCGCTGCCGCTGACCAGCGCGGGCAGGACCGCCTTCAACTCTTGGCCAACGATGCCGATGTGCTGCTTGCTGCCCTCGCGGTAGCGGACCCCGCGCAACCGCTTGGTGAGGGCGAGCGCGTTGCGGATTGGGCGCACATCGCGCATATCGCGTTCGTCGGCCTTCAGCGAGACGCCGCCCGCTGCCGTGAACGCTCCGCTATGGAGAAGCTGACCCGCAGCGTTCCAGCGTAGGTAGGAAAACTGGGCGGTGATCGGGTCGTCGGTGACTTGCAGGTAGGCGTAGCCGTGATCAGAATTGCTGCGGATGCGGATGCCGCCCGTGGTGCCAGCGTTGGGCGTCTTGCAGTCGCGCAGG